ATGGCGAAGTCATCAATACCGACCTTTTACCTGCTTTTTCTGCCTTTGGCAGTCAAAGTCAGATTAAGCGTTGGACGATGGCTAAAGTGTCAATGGGCTACGATTATGCGTTTGCGTTTTCCGGTCAGATTAACCTTAATTTTGATTTAGATTCTCAACCACCACAACCCTATAACCTTCTTGCTACCAACGCAGGCGTTTGGGATTCTGGCACTTGGGACAATGTACAATGGGGTGGAAACATCATGCCGTTTTCACGTTGGCAAATGGCGTCGGGCATGGGCTATTACGGCACGTTTAGAATCAGAACATCAAGTAAAACGTCTGATATTCGCTACTATGCAACAGACTATGTATTTGAAGGCGGAGGCGTACTATAATGTTGGTGAGCAATGGTTGTATATGACCAACAGCAACGATTAGGTAGATGGCTTTGTGAGCTTTTAAAAGAACCATTTGAAAACAGTAAAGCTGTCGTTTATATAGGTTTTGAAGTTGCAGGTAAATTAACTGCGGTAGCGGCATACAATCATTATCGGCAAAACGGGTCTATATTTATGCACATAGGCGTTAACGGGCCAATAACAAAAGGTTTTTTAAAAGCAATATTCTATTACCCTTTTGAACAACTTGGGTTACTCATAGTGTTAATGCAGATAGACTCCACAAATGTAAAAAGTTTGCGGTTTGCTAAAAAAGTAGGCTCTACAGAAGAAATTGTATTTCCGTTAGCTGGAACAGGCGGGTGTGATTTACATATCCTTAGCTTAACAAAAAACAAATGTAAGTATATTTAATAAGAAGGTAAAAGTATGTCAGGATTATTTTCAGACCCAGAACCACCCAAACCAGCCGACGTTGTTGGCGCAGCAAAAGCTACCGCGTCAGGAAACCAAAACGCCGCCGTTCTTAATCAATATGGCAATATGGTTAATCAAGTTGGGCCAGAGCAGTCTACCTACACAAAAGACGCTAACGGTAACTACACTTATACGCCTTCGGGGACAAATACAGGCGTAACATTTACGCCGTACACTCAAGATATAGACCCAAAAAGCGCTACATATGGCCAAATGATAGAGGCTAAACGTAACGACAGGGGTGACCTACCTTTTAATATGGCGGGGTTAACCGACAAGCAAAAAGCAGACTATTACGCTGGTAAAGGTCTACCTAAAAACTTTAATATGACGTATGACCCTTTAGCATGGTCGCAAGCTCAAAAACTAGGTATAAACGACCAGCGACTTTTTAACGAAAGCCAAGCAGCGCAGCTACAACTTTCTGGGCTTGGGCTAACGGGTTTAGACGCGGTACGAAACGCTGTAGACCCTAAAGCGGGATATACAGACGCTGAGGGTAAATTTATATCGACCTATAACGGCGACATAACCCCTACACTTAGTGTTATGGGAGGGCCTAAAAGCACTACTGATTTTATGGGAGGGCCTAAAAGCACTACTGATTTTATGACGTCAAATCTGAATACAGGGAATATTTCAAGCTCTGTAGCAAACGCGGGGGTTATAACAAATGCGCCGGCTACAAACGCGAGCGCGTTAACGTCTATAGCAAACAATCAAGATAAAATATTAACGTCTATAACAAACAATCAAGATAAATTAGTAACATCTTCTGGCGCTACGGAAAAAGCGTCTGGGCTAGGGGCAACAAGTAATAATGCCGATAAAATATCAACGTCGTTAGGCCTTGACCCCAAGCTGCTTACCCAAGGTACAACTGATGCGCTATACGAAGCTAATAAGCAGTATTTAGACCCGCAATTTGCGCAAGCTCAGTCAAAACTTGAGAGCCAATTGGCTAACCAAGGCATTACGCGAGGAAGCGAAGCATATAACAATGCGATGCTTAACTTTAACAACCAAAAGCAACAAGCGTACACGGATGCTAGAAACCAAGCGATTGGACAAGGTACAGCCGCAGCGCAAGGTATGTTTGGCATGGGGCTTCAGAGCGCTCAGTTTGGCAATACCGCACTAGGTCAACAATTTGGGCAGAACGTTACTGCGCAGCAACTTGCTAATGCCGCTGCGCAACAGAATAACCAAAATGCGCAAGTTAATATGGGGCTTACTAACCAAGCGTATGGGCAACAATTTGGACAAAACTTGCAGGCGGGTCAATTTGCCAATACGGCACTTGGGCAACAATTTGGACAAAACTTGCAGGCGGGTCAATTTGCCAATGCCGGCGTAGCGCAAAACAATCAACAAGCAATAAACGTAGGTAATTTTGCTAACGCCGCGCAAGCGCAACAATACGGACAAAATCTATCCAACCTGCAAGCGGCAAACACTGCTGAAACGCAAGCGTTTGGAATGAATTTGCAAAACGCCAACTTAAAAAATCAAGTTAAGGACACGGAGTTTAACCAAAACTTGCAAAGCAATCAGCTAACCAACCAAGTTAAGGACACGTTGTTTAACCAAAACTTGCAAAGCAATCAGCTAAACAACCAAGCCAGCAACCAACAACTTGCGCAGAATCAAGCAATTCAACAAAATCCGTTAAATATCTTGCAAGCGCTAAGAACAGGCGCTCAACTTAATACGGCTAATTTACCTGCTGTTGGCGTATCGCAACCCGGGCAGTTAGCTAATTGGCAAGGGGCGGATTTTCTTGGTGCGGCGCAGGCGCAGAATCAGTTTAATCAGGGGCAATATAATGCGCAAATGGCGTCTAACGCGCAGTTAAGAGGCTCGGTTATTGGGGCAGGGGGAGCGCTTGGTGGCGCAGCGATTGCGTCTGACCGTAGGCTTAAAAAGAACATTAAACGCATTGGTACACACGTTCTTGGCATTGGGCTTTACACATGGGATTACTTGTGGGGGCTACCGTTCTCAGGCGTTATGGCGGACGAAGTGGAGCAAGTTATGCCAGAAGCTGTTGTTATGCACCCAAGTGGGTTTAAAATGGTTAACTATTCAATGTTGGGGTTACTATAATGATGTTAGGTGAAGACCAACACGCGGCGTTAATAGCCGCGCTTAGAAACCAACCTCAAATGCCTCAATACGCACCCGCTCCTTCAGCGCAGTCTATAATGGAGAATGGTAAGATGCTTGCTAAAGGCTACCAAAACATTAAAGAAGCTGGCAAAAGCGACGCGCAGCAGTATGCTGACGAGTTTGGGAAGTTTGACCCTCAATTTGCTGCGCAACAAGCAAAAACACCCGACCAAGGCGACTTTACAAAAGGTTTGCAGAACAAGTGGAATGGGCTATTTGGAGGCTCTAATGGCTAGTTTATACGATGAAAAAGTGCTTGGTGCTAAAGATAGAATTGCTTTAGCTCGTAAGTTACAAGAAAAAGGCGATAATATTGCGGCTGGTCAAATGGTTAGCGGATGGTACGTCCCTAATACTGGTGGAGCCGCGCTTGGCGCGTTGCAAAATATCATTGGCGCGTATCAAGAAAGCGGCGCTAGAGAAGATTTGGACAAGGCAGAGCGTGAAAAAACAGCAGCCACTATTAGGGGGTTAAATTCTATGGGGATGGAAGCGCCGCCAGAAATGGCGTTGCAGGCTGGGACGCCAGAGCAAAAACCATCTTGGTGGGATAAAACTTCTGCTTTTGTTACAGGAGGCGACCAACCTCAATCAGTTCCTGCACAGCCTATGGCGCAAAATGTAGCTAAAGGCGTGTCGCCTGAAGATATAGACCGTCAATCGTTAGCAATGTCAGTTGTTAATCCTGAAGTTGGCGCTATGGCGCAAACTATAGGCAATAATCAAGCTAATAGAGAAGCGCGAAGAATAGCCGCTCAAGACACCGCAGACCTTAGACGGTGGATGTTGTCGCAAACTGAGCAAGGTAAAAATACTCGACAAGACAAAAACATTAACTTTCAAGGTGAACAAGGCGATTTAAATCGGCAAAATCGCATGGACATACACATGATTCCTTCACCAAATAGCGGCGGTACGCCTTCATATTCTTCGGTGTCATTGCCGGACGGTTCTGTTGGCGTCATTGACCATCGTACAGGGGAAATCAAGCCTTATGCTTCTGCTGGCGGGGCATTGGGCGGGGAAACTAAATCGTTTACGGATTCAGAAAATGCTTCTTTTGGGCAACTTTATAAAGGGCAACAAGCCGGAATGAACCCTAGAATCCCTGCCAAAACTCAACTTCGTTACCAAGAGTGGCTAGCTAAAAATGGCGGCGATGTTAATGCTATTGTAAGCGGAAGCGCTACCTCTAAAGCTGGCACGTCAGCATTAGGGGCGCAGACTAAACAATTTGAAGCCGCTAAAAACTTTAGTGATACGTTTGATAAAAATGCTCAAATGGCACTTGAATTTAGCGATACCGTTGCGCGGACTAAATCTCCAATAGCTAATCAACTTATTCAGTCATGGCAATCAAGCGGTGTCCAAAACCCTGAATTAAAATCGTTTAAAAACGCTACCGAAACTGCCGTTAATGAGTATGCTAAAATTATGTCCGGCAGCACGGGGTCTTCAGCCGTATCTGTTGCAGCGGCTAAACACGCTCGTGAAATGTTAAGCACTGCCGACAGCCCTGAAACATATAGAAAAGCTATTGAAACTTTACGACGAGAAGCTGATAACAGACTTGAAAGTTTTAAAACAGGCACTGCCGACATTAGCGCTCGACTTGCTAATCCTCAACAACCTGTTCAACAACCTGTTCAACAACCTGTTCAACAACCTGTTCAACAGCCTGTTAGTCAACCCGCAGCGCCTAAACAGCCTGTTATTGTCAATTGGTGATGTAAATGGCTAGAGATATAACGGTAACGTTAGATGACGGTTCTCAAATTCAATATAAAGGCGCACCTGACGACATAACGCCTGATGCGGTAATTGAGCGGGCACAAAAAGAATCTAATCGTTCTGTCACGGCGCTTGATGGCGGCCGCGCTGCGGAAGCGCCTAAAGAAGCGCCGTCAATGCTTAAACGGTTTATGGAGCATCCTGTAGATACTTATGCTCAAGAGGCACAAAATTTAGCTGGAGGCGTTGCAGGAGGGGTAGCAAATACGGCTATTAACGCGGCTAATTTAGTTCAAGCAGTGCCGTCTGACAAAGCAACGGAGTACAAAGCGGCAGTTCAGCAAAAGTTGGCGGATTTAGGCGTTAAGCCTGAAAGCGACGCGTATGGAATTGGTAAATTTGGGGGCGAGGCAGCTGCAACATATCCTATTGGCGGCGCGTTAGGAAGCGTTGCAAAGGTAGCTAAAGCGCCTGAGCGCATTGTTGAAGCGTTAAAATCTGGCGGTTTAAGCACTGGCGAAGCAAAAGGGTTTGCCAAAAATTTACTTACTAAGGCTACCGCAGGGGCAGGCGTTGGCGGACTTACAGGGCAATTAATAGCGCCTGAAGAAGATGGAGGGTTTACTGGAGCTGCGGTAGGTGGCGGCGTAAGCGCAGCGACATCTATTATCAACCCTGCCGCTAAACTAGGGTATCGAATTGTCGAGCCAGTGTTTGAGCGCGGGCGTGAAGCCATGGCAAGTAGAAAAATGCGTGATATTGCAGGTGGCGCGGAAAATATACCCGGCATGGTTGAGCAATTACGAAGCGGAGGTCTTACCCCCGAACAATTAGCGGTAAAAATGGATTCTCCTGAATTGGCGGGGTCTATTAAAACGTCTGAAGAACAATTCCCTAAAGAGTGGGGCGTTAAACGTGCTGCTGAAGCTGAAGCGTTGGCGTCAAAAGTAAATCAAGCGCAAAGCTCGCTTAACGCTATTCATCAAGGTGAAATGCCTGTTAGTGGAGTTAGCGTTAACGCGCCATATCAGAACGTGCGAGATGCACAAATTGCACAAAAAGGCGCTCTTGAAGACGCTAAAGCGACGCGTACAGCAGAGCTATTACGGCAGGCAGAAACACAGCAAGGGGTAATACAGCAGCAAAAACAAGCGTTAGAAGGAAGCGTTGCACAACCTGCGCAACGTCCGCTTGGCGAAGCTATTATAGGGCGCAAAGAAGCGCTTGAAAGCCAAGCTAAAGCGGCGGTAAGCCCGCTATATCAACAGGCTTACGATTTAGCGCCTGCCCCTTTTAGCTTTCAACCTTTACTTGATAAAGCAGAAAAGATTAAAAATAAAGTTTCTACTGCTATTGACCCTAAAATTGCACCTAAAGTTCACGAAGCCTTAGACGTGTTTAAAGCTAAAGAGAGTGAAGCGCCGATACTATTAGACGCTAAAGGTAGGCCAATGAAGCCCGTATCGGCGGATTTACCTTATGGTGGAACGCTACAAGATATTCATGCTTTACGGTCTGCCGTGTTAGAAGATATTAGAAGTATCGAAGGAAATTCTGACACTAGCGCTAATCTGACACGCGCTAATTTATATAAGTTAAAAGAAGGTATTGACGCGTCTATAGCTCAACACGCGCCAGAAGAAGCGAAAGCTATGTTTAATAAAGCCAATGAGCTTTATAGAACAACAGTGGCGCAGCCGTATCGTGAAGGTATGGTAGATAAGCTAACGCGTGAGAATACACTTGCTCGACCTCAAATTAACCCTTCTGAGGTAGCCGATAAGTTTCTTCACCCTGACCATGCAACTGACTATATGCGGGCGTTTGGTAACGACCCAGAAGCAATGCAAGCGATTAAAACCGGCGTTGAAGGTAAGTTTAACAATGAAGTTGTGCAGGGAGGTAAATCACCTGAAAAATTTTTAAAAGATAATCGTGAAGCGTTGGCAACGTTAGATTCTACGGGTCTTGGTATTCAAAATAGACTTGTTGAAATTATGCGCGGCATGAAACAGGTTGAAGGAAGTCAAGCTGCGCTTGGCGAACAAGTTAAAGCAATCCCTAAAGTAGTAGATGAATCGGTTGCAAACCAACAGCGCATTATTGGCAAATCAACCAAAGATTTAAGTGGCGCAACTGATGCGGAAAATTTAGCTAAAGTAGCGGTTAACGCTGACGCTCGCGTAATGGGGCGCATACTGCACAAGCTGACGCCTGAAGCAAAGCCTGAATTGGCAAAGCAAATCATTAGTAATGCGTTTGAACCTATCACAGCAGGCGTTGAAAATGCAGGTGCTAAGACAGCTAAAGCACTAGATAACTCGCGTATCGCGGTAGCACTAAAAGCGACTTACGGTAAAGAAGAAGGCGCAGCTAAATTGGCTGACTTTAAGGAAACCGCGCACGTTCAATCAATGATTGAAAAAGTTAAAAAAGAAGCACCTGCGCACCCATACGACACCGCGCAAGCGTTAGACAACTTGACTGCGGATAAACCTCAAGTTAAACGTGCAGTAGAGGACATATTGGCTACGCTTAATGACCAGCGGAAATTTGCTGAATTGGCATCTAGCGGACGTAAAGCAAAAGAAGGAACAATTAAAATGGCGTCTGAAGCTACGCCGACGTTACCTTTCTCGTTAACTGAAGGCTTTTCGTTAGTTAAATGGATTCACACTTCTTTATTAAAATCAGCAGACGCTAAACTTGCAGATAAAATTTCTAAAGAATTGATGTCGTCAGAAGCGTTTGCTACTGCGCTAGAACGCGCTCAAAAAGCTGAGGAATACGCAATTCCCTCTGCCGCTATAGAATATGGTAGAATTCTTCCACGCACTGCTGCTGGCGCAGTCACCTTAATAACAGGAGAAAAATAATGGCTTTTAATGGCTCTGGGACATATAACCTGCCTGCTGGCAACCCCGTTGTTACCGGCACAACGATTTCATCATCAACAACTAACACAACCAACAGTGACATTGCAACGGCGTTGACAAACTGTATCACGCGTGACGGTCAGTCTACGCCGTCAGCTAACTTGCCAATGAACGCTAAAAAACTCACAGGACTTGCCGCTGGCACGTCTGCGGGGGACAGTGTACGCTATGAACAGGTGGTGCTTTCTGCTTCATTAGGCACAAACGTAGCGACGTTTCTTGCAACACCCTCAAGTGCAAATTTAGCGGCTGCATTAACTGACGAAACAGGAAGCGGTGCAGCGGTATTTGCTACCTCCCCCACTCTTGTAACTCCCGTGCTTGGCACACCTTCTAGCGGTACGCTAACAAACTGTACGGGTCTTCCTGTATCAACAGGCGTTACAGGTTTTGGAACAAACGTAGCGGCGTTTCTTGCAACGCCGTCCAGCGCTAACTTAGCGGCTGCGTTAACGGATGAAACAGGAAGTGGTGCAGCAGTATTTGCAAATTCACCTTCGCTTATTACGCCTGCGCTTGGTACACCTTCTAGCGGTACGCTAACAAACTGTACGGGTCTTCCTGTATCAACAGGCGTTACAGGTACGCTTCCAGTAAATAATGGGGGAACTGGCGCAACAACTTTAACTGCTAATAGTGTTTTGTTAGGTAACGGTACAAGCGCTTTGCAAGTTGTTGCTCCGGGGGCTTCTGGTAATGTACTAACTTCTAATGGCACTACATGGTCTTCTAGCACGCCAGCAGGAGGCGGAGGGTGGGTATACTTATCTACTGTTACTGCGGCAGGCGCGGCTACAGCGGATATAGAAACAACATTTGATTCTACTTACGATATGTATGCACTTACGGTTGTTAATTGCTACGGAACTACGGCATCATCGTTATTTATGAGAATAAAAATAGGGGGTACATATACCGGCTCAGGCGAATATAACTACTCTTATACCTACTCATATAGCACTCCTAATACAACAGGGGCGCAAAATGACAACTATATACAATTATGTGCTAGTGGGGCGGCCACCTCTGGATATGCGCAAAGTTTTACTATATATATTCCTACGCCTGCTTCTACAACAACGCGTAAAGCTGTGTATTTTATGGGCACTGACCCAGCTAATAATCAACAAGCCTGCGGGGTTGGAGCTAGAAACAACACTGGTGCTTTAACGGGCATTAGATTATTTAGGTCTATTGGCGATATAACAGGTACTTTTAGACTTTATGGCATTAAAAACAGTTAAGGTGATTAAAATGGCAAGATTTCACGCAACAGCAGAAGGTAACATTCCTTTTACAGCGGAAGAAGAATTAGAATGGGATGCTCAAGAAACAACAATCGCTCAAGAATTACCTAAAACAGAAATTAAAGCAAAGATTGCAGCGCTAGAAGCGTCAATCACACCGCGCAGACAACGCGAAGCCATCCTCAATATCGACACCACATGGCTTGCAGACGTTGAGCTTCAAATTGGTCAACTCAGACAACAACTGGCAGCACTATAATGGAGCATTTTATCTCTTTATTATTCCTTGCAAGGGACGTTGCGCACCGTGAACATCTACGCACTAGAAGTTTTGCCGCGCACATGGCGCTTAACGACTTCTACCATGAGATTATCGAGCAGGCGGACGGCATTACAGAGGCGTATCAGGGCAGCTATCAGCTCTTAAAAGATTTAGAAATTATCGGTAGTAAAAACGTCGATAATATTGAAGATTTCTTAAAGAAACAAGTGACATGGATTGACGAAAACCGCTATAAAGTCTGCGGTAAAGATGACACGCCACTTCAAAACCTAATTGATGGGATTATGGAAACCTATTTTACCGTTCTTTATAAACTTAGATTCTTGAAGTGAGGTCGAGATGCCCGACGAAGCCTGCCGTTTAGCTAAAGTAGAACAACGCATTGATGCGCTAGAAGAAGTGTTTGATGACAGAGGAAGAAAGCTAGACGCTATCATAGCCGCGCTTGACGAGATGAAAACCGAGCAAACGCGCTACAAAGGCTTTATCGGCGGTATCGTATTTACCATTGGAGCGATATTTTCTTTTATTGCTTGGTGGACGAGTAAATAATGGAATTCTTACAGTTTGCTTCGGACGTAGGATTCCCTATCGCGGCGGCGACTGGCGGAATGTATTTTGTCTACCTGACGCAGAAATTCTTGCTCGATAGTGTGCTTGAGAAGATTAAAAGCCTAATAGGCATCATCAAGCAACTTGATAAGCGCGTTACCGCTATGTCATGTGACATCACCAAAATTGATGATTTGGCGTCAACGGCGCTTAACATACCGCAAGAAAAAGACAGACCAAGACCACCTCCTGTTGAGAGGAAAGATTAATGGATGCCGATGCAATCGCTAAATATATTAACCAGTATGGATTCCCAATTATCGCTGCTGGCGGTATGGGTTATATTGTCTATTTTGTATGGCTTTGGGCAACCACCGTCGTAAAGCCTATTCTGCAAGAAGCCACGGACGCGCTAATTGAGCTAATCGACCAAGTACGGGTGCTAGATAACGACATGATAAGACTGACGCAAAAACTGACCACTATTCTATTGCTACGGGAAAAGAAATGAAGATAGGTGAAAAAGGGTTAGCCCTAATTAAAGAATTTGAAGGCTGTAAGCTATTGTCATATAAATGCCCTGCGGGCGTGTGGACGATTGGCATAGGTTCAACTCGCTACGCTGATGGAACACCTGTGAAAGTCAATCAGGCGCTACCAACCGAAGCAGCGGCTTTGCATTTGCTTGCGCAAACGCTTGCCCCATACGAACACGCTGTAAACGCGGTTAAGGTCGAGCTAACGCAAAATGAGTTTGATGCGCTGGTATGCTTTTGCTATAACATTGGCACGGGCAACTTTGTTTCGTCAACGCTTGTTAAGATGCTAAAAGCCGATGAACCTAAGTCTGAAATAGCGGCGCAGTTTCTGCGCTGGAACAAGGCTGGCGGTAAAGTATTAGCCGGTCTTACTCGACGCAGAAATGCAGAAGCGGAGTTGTTTTTAAGCGAGTAAATCATCACGTTCACGATTAGCGCGAAGGATGCAGTAGCGCTGATGCAATCGCACTAAGATAGAGCGTCTACGTTTACCGTGACGCTCTGACTCAATCATCACCTGTAATTCACCTTCTGTGTAATTATTCAAATTAAAAAAGATGTCGCGCCATGTTAAGTTGTTCATTTTAGCTCCTCTAAGGCAATATCTGAAATTGCGCGTTTGTCATGTAGACTTGCAAATATGCGCTCGTCTACGGTTTTATCTGTTAGCAGTACATAGCAATATACGGCGTTCTTTTGCCCACTACGGTGCAATCGTCCAATGGTCTGCTCATATCTATCAAGTGACCAAGGAAGCGACAGGAACACCATTTTACTGCCGCCAAATTGAAGGTTAAGTCCATGCCCCGCTGACTTAGGGTGGACGAGTAGTAATTCTACTCGCCCTGCGTTCCACGATGAGATAACACCTTGCTGGTCAATTGTCCGCGCATTAGGGTATCGGCGTTTAAGTTCTTCAAGCTCTGCTTGAAAGTTGTACACAATAATCGTATTGGCGTGTTGGTTCTCCTCAAGTATTTCGTCTAGTCGGTCAAACTTGTGGCGCGAAAACCATGCGGCGGGTTGCCCTTCAATATACGAAAACCCGCTGGCCATTTGTTGCAGTTTGTTTACCACCACAGCGGCGTTAACCGCTATGATTTCTTTTTCTTCGTAATACACTACAAAGTCTTTTTTCATCTCTTTGTACTGCTTCATGTCCATCGCGCATTTGACCGGCACAACGTTAAGCGGGGGTAAAGTATCCATATACTCTTGCGTGTCGATAAGATACGTTGCAGGCTTAATTTCCGACATCACATCACGCAGTGAAGTAGACTTAGCTACCCATTCGCCAAAATCTTTATTGAGCAACACAAAATACTTTTGAAGAAACGCGGTCTTGGATTTTCCAAGAAGCGACGCGTCTACTATCTTGCATTGCCCAAACACGTCCTCAAGTCCGTTGCTGGTAAACGAGCCGGTAAGCCCCCACTTAACTTTAAAGTCTTTGATTATCCCAAATAGTGCTTTAAAACGTTTGCCTGAGGGATTCTTTAAAACCGTCAACTCGTCAAATACAATACCATCAAATCCTATTAGCGGAGGCGTTGTTTGCAGCGTATCGTAATTAGTCACCACTACCTGCGTTGGTTTGTTGAACGCGATTAACCGCTGCGCGTAAGAGCCAACGGCGATAGATACTGTCAGATTTGGCGCCCACTTGGCCGGCTCTATCGTCCACACGTCCGTGCAGACACGCTTTGGCGCTATCACTAAGAACCGGCGTACTCTCCCCGTGTCGAGCGCTTGCTGCATGGCGGTTAGCGTTATCGCTGTTTTGCCTGCCCCCACTGGGGCGAGAATCATGCCCTTGTCTATTTGGCTCAAAAAGGCAACAGCTTCTATCTGATTGGGTCTTAGCATTGATAAATTTCCATCTTAAATACGCCGTTTGTGGGTGGTCTGCCATCATTGGAATGGTGCAGCAGGGGGTATAGCATATCCATACCCCATTCATCGTTTTGAGCTTTGGCTTCATCTATCCCGCCAAGGTAGCACAAAGTCGCTAACCTTTAGGGGGATAAACGGTACCGTATCTAGCCATTTAAGCAAATTCATGTAGTTTTCCATATCTTCGCCACGAAGGCCTTTAATGGTCGGGTCTTGGTCAACAGGGCCACTTTTAAACGCATACATTAGAAATTCTCCAATTTGATTAGTCTGTCTAAATACCATCTTGCTTTGCGTAAATCTTCAACACCGCCTTTTTCTCTAAAGCGCCATTGATACTTAAAAACATTACCGCGCAGATACCCACGAAATTCATCTTGCGTAAGCATTGCTTCCATCGCGTCGATGCACTGCATCTTGTCGCCTTGATAATGTGCTGGCGCGTTTACACTATCGCTCTCATGTACACTGTCACCTCTTAACATAGCGTCATCTCCCAACGTTTAGGCACTAAATAGTGCGTTCTTAGAAACTCCATAAAATGCTCGTTGCGACGTTTGCCCATTGGGCGTTTAGGTTTGCTTCTGGTTTCTTCGTCACGTTGTTTTTTAGCCATCAATTTAGCGCAGTTTGCTTCCAGTAAACTTTTACGAAAATACGCGCGAGAGTATCCATTTTCTATTCGACGAATAAACGGTTCTCCGCGCATGAGCGCAGACACGCTAGGGTAGCGCAAATCGTTTTCGTCGCAAAAGTCAATCATGGTCATTTCATCTTCGCCTGCTTTAATAACCTTGATGTTATTAATGCTTAGGTTGCACGGGTTGCCGTCTAAATACTCTACCGCGTCAGTATGTTCGGGATACCATCCATAAGCTAAAAACACGGCAATTTTCCACGCTAGAAAGTAGGAGTGCATACCGCTTTTCTTGACGTTAATGGTGGCGTTTTTGTTTTTCCAACTAAGCGCGGCAGGTGTGTTCGCACCGCCTTTGTAAAAGTGACCTGTTGTGCTGTTGTATCGTATCGCGCTTCTTATAATCTCTAAATCTTTATCTTTCATTTCCACTTACCACGTCAAAAAATCGTAATCTGTCGTTCATTGATAGGTTGTTTAGTGCTTTGTATAGCTTGCGCGTTTCGCCGTTGTGCTGACGTACCAAGCGCCGGCATCTAGCACGAAAGCGTTGCTCGTTAAGCTCGTTAATTAAGCCAAGCGTAAACACTTCGCTAGTAAATCTGTCTTTTAAAAAAGGGCTAAGCCCTATAAATATTTGTGAAATGTTCATCTTTGGTGCCGTATATCGTTAAAAATGGGTCTTCGTTCTTTGCAGCGGTCACACTCGCGGTAACCAAGGCTATTATATATGCGCCAATGGTCATGTTTACAGTCAACCGTTGTTGGCGCAGGTGTCACTGGTGATACGGGTTTTACTAATGACATAGCCATAACCCCGTTAAAAATAGTACGCCAATGTAAAACATGAGCGCTGCAAAGTCATCAATTTGCATTACCCTTCCTCCAGTGCGCGAAGCATTAACTTCAATTGCTCGATTTCTTTAAGGAGTTGAAGTTTAATTTTCTTCAACTCTTTTTTGTTTTTCTGCGCCATTGTCAGGCGCTTATATAATTCTTCTTTACTCATTTTGCTACCATCTCCCCACGGATGTTACGTTCCATTTCGTACACTGAATAGATGCGCCCATCGTGAATAATAAATTCGCCGATGGTCGTTTTGGTAATTTCGTAATAATGTCTGTGTGTTGCGTAAATTGTTAACGTTGACGCAACAGCGCCGATTAGAAACGCGCCAATGGCTATGTATAAAAGTTCATCTTTCATTTTTTCTTTCCTTTGATTAGCGCTTTAATTTCATCTAAATCGGTAACGCGCCACAAGAATGAGGGTGCGCCTGCTTCGGAGAAACGTTTACTGCCGATTGGGAACACGCCTGACCGGCGAATATGGTAATCCATGCCAGAGCGACTGATTTTATATTGCTCACAGTATTTTTTTATCGTTGTTTCAGTCATTGTCTGCCCCATTTACAGGCTTTTCAATTGATACCAAATCTTTTCGCCCAAGCATCAAATTATCTTCAGTTACCCAAAATAAAGCTACTTTTGCTATTGCAGTGTTTTCTGGGGCTTCAGCCCAATCTATACTCAAAGGCTCACGTTTTAAAGCACGCTCTGCCGCTGCATACCCCCGTTGATACATTTCGCGTGCCGTCTGCGGTGGTTGTTTTTCGTTCCATTTATGGAGCATTTCCAACATAGAACATGGCCATTCAACATTTACTTCTTCTTCAATAATTAAAAGTATTTCTTTAAGTTGTTCTTTTGTTAATAAACTCATTGTACTGTCCCCGTTGCACTAGCATTGCAAATTGCGCCAATAATGCGCGTCGGGCGTTTAAATAATTGATATGCGCCTACTGCAAAGTTATATTCTTCCTTTGCGTTGTTGCACGCTTGCATTGTGTCGTATGGTATTGCAACGCTTGTGTACGCGATTACCTCATGCGTGGTTGTTTTGCCGCGCTTGTCGATGTTGGTATCGACAGTAAGGAAGCTCAAAGTAAGTAGTAAAGTTGCGCTCATTTTAAAACCCTCCTAAAAGTCTTGCCCAGTCTTGGCGTTCACGTTCTTGGTAAGTGTTATACGCAACCATCACTGCATTGGGTTTACCTGAGCCGTCATCGCCTCCTATTACATAAGAAACACCTTTTAAGTCTTTTGGTAAATTTTGACTTAGCCCGTTTTGGTAATGTGGAAGTTGATTTTTCATCTCATCACCTGCTTCATAATTTTGCGTAAACGTGTAATTTCAGTTAGCGCATTGAGATGCAAGCGCGTCATAACTAAGAAACAAAATAGCATAATAAGGTATGCTAGATTTGATTCATCAAGGTAGTGTAAAAATTCAATCATTATTTTCTCTCCAGTTGTTAATGTCTTCTTTGCTCCAAAGACAAGCGTACTTTTGATTAAGTTTGCCCATGTCTGATGCAAAAACTTTTTGCAGTGCTGACAGCTTGCCACCTGCGGTTTTAAGCTCAATAAACCATGTACTGCCATTAG